ACCACAGATGGAAGCGGAACGTCGTTGGTCGTCGCACTGTTGATAGCTGACGTGCGATCAGTGAACGCAGTACCGGCGGTCAACGCCACCCAGCATTGATCGATGTTGAACGACTTGGCGACGGTCGTGCCCAGCGAAAACCTAACTGTTTTGGTTCGGATAGCCATGGCTTCCTCCGCATTAAATGGTGGCCCGACTAGCGGGCCACCTTGATTTGTGATATCAGTTAGGAATCGTCGAACGCTGCAACAGTTGCTTGCGTTCAGCAGGACTCATCGTCGTCCACGTCTCAAAGCTCAGATTGAAGCGTTTCCATGGCTCAGATATTACCTGGCCTTTAGCTTCAATCTTGAAGTCGGGGATCGTGAACTTATAGCCGTTATGCTCTAGATCCATAATCACGAGGCAGGCTGTGTCACTGTCATTGCAGTGATGCTGACCACTGCGCCGATACTGATTGAAGTGCTGTTCAGGTTCAGGTCCGCACCAGACGTGCCGATCGTGAACTCGAACACAGTCGCGGCGTCTCGGTCAACGACACGGCCTACAGCAGCGGTACCAGAGGCCGGCGCAGAGGTCTCATCCCCGATGGCGTTAGCCGTAGCGACACCTACAGCCGCGTTGCCGAAAGCCGGATTCGCGAAATCGCATTCAAAGAGCATTGATGCAAAAGCCGCAGTATACCCGCGGATCTTACCACCTGATGTACCAGATCCAACGTCGATAGCGTCAACGAGCGCGTTGCACATGTTATTGCGCACGGTCGTTGCGATGTTATTGATGGCCATTAAGCCCTCCGAGGTTGTGTTGAACACGGGCCACACATTCGTGATCGGCCCAATTTTCAGAGATCGTTTTGAGCGCCATGGTTGCGACCTTGGCTAGCTCTTTTGTCTCTTTATTGTCTCTGTCCTCGAGGTCTCGCAGGCGCTGAACCAGATTTGCGCGCTCAGCATTGTCGGATTTGGCTCTAGACCAGTCGCGCAGCACGAAATAGATAAGCAGTACGACTGTGATACCGTACCGCTCTACTAGATCAGCCGCTTGACCAACTTGATTCACTTCTGCTGATGTAAGCGCGCCTAGGAATCCGAGGACAGCTAATATGTCATAGAGCTTTTTCATAGGGAAAGCCCGGCCTAGTTTCCTAGGCCGGGCCTGATTCCTATTACGACACCACCGGGGCGATCATGCGGCTGTCAAGGACCTTGACACCACACAGCATGTCGAGGGTCACGCGAGTGCCCTGATACTGCGAATCATAGTCCATGGTGACACGGACGCTGATTCCGTTGAAGTTCATCACAGCAGTCCGCACAGCAGCAGCCGGAGTGGCCAGCGGACGGTTGACGAACGCGATGGCATTCTTGTGGAACGCCATGCCGAAGTCGCCGTTCGGGCCAAGGCCCAGCACAGCGTCATCAGCCACAGCAGCAGCCAGCGAACGCTCCAAGAACATCTGGGTGCTCGACGGGGTGTCGAGGATGCTGTACTTGTTGCCCGAAGCATCACTGACGAGCTGACCCTTCTTGAGGGTGTAGCCAGCAGTGTCATAGGCGATGGCCTTGTTATAGCCAGCAGCGTAGCCAGCGGCCAGGTTGATCGCACCGACGGCGTACACGCGGATGACCGCATTGTCCGCAACAGCATCGACGAGGCCGTCAGCGATGGCCAGAGCGGTCGGGGTAGCACCACCAGTCGTGCCAGTGATCCGATATGCCTTGCCATCAATCGTGCACCACGAGCCGTTGGCGATGGCGGCCGAGAAGCCGTCAACCGTCAGGGCCGTGGTACCAGCAGCGTAGCCGGCCGCGAAGTTGATCGCGCCGCTGACATACGAGACGCCGCTGATCGTCGGAGCATTCTGGCAAGCATAGATATTGAAACCATACTTGCGGCCGATGGAACCTTCACGCAGGGCAGTGCCCTCGTCGCCGATCTTCTCGGCACTGGTGAACGCCTCCAGGTTCAGGAGCGCAGCCTCCTGGGCCGGGGTGACGATCATGCTGCGCATGTTGCCCGGAACGCGATTGGTCTCCAGCATCTGACGGGCCGCGACGACAGTCGAGACGCCGATACTGGTACCAATCTTGCCGACCTGGTAGGCGAGGGCCTGATAGACCTGGCCCAGCACGACCTGGTCAGCAGCCTCAGCCAGCGAACTGGCCGCAGGAGCCAGATACTCGTTGACCAGCTGCTTGAACGACTTGCTGCCCTCACCATCGTAGATGATGAAAGTGGTGTGCAGGTGCTGGTCCATGGGCACCTGGATGTTGGTGGCAGTCGCGTCCTGCACGGTCACCGCATCGCCGTCCACCTTGCGCTTGGCCGAAAAGGTGGCCGGGCGCCGGGTATTGACCAGATCACCCACACGGGCGACCTCTGGCTCGAAGTCCCGATGAACCAGCTGGGTCGCGACCATGCGCGATTCCAGGATCATCAGGGTTTCCTGCGCCCACATCTCCGGGACGTAGGCATCGTTGTTGTTCGCATAGGCACGAATAGACTGAGTCATGTTGATACTCCGTATCAGTTAGGGTTACTCGAAACGGCCTTCGCGACGAGCTTTCCGATAGGCTTCAGGGTCAGACTTGGCGAGATCAGCAAGAGTCTTGCCCTTGCTGTTGCCAGTATTGCCCAGCCCTCCGGTTCCAGAACCCTGGAATAGATTTTGGAAATCAGGCAACTCGGCCATCTTCTTGACGGCCTCAGCAGGTGCCAGTTCCAATTCGATAGGCTTACCGCTGGTGTCCACAGTCCGCAGCTTGGTCTTCACGGTAAGGTCGCCGGTAGGCTTGCCCTGCTCATCTAGGGTTTCCACCAGGCGAGTGTCACGTTCGAGGATTGCGACGATCTGACTCGGATTGTACGCCTTGTTCGACGCAGCAGCGTCGGTCAAGTCGCGCTTGATAGTTGAAGTCTCGAACTTGGTCCGCCAGATTTTGGCTTCAGCGGTCAGCCGCTCCTCGGTCTCCCGAGCGAGCTTCTGAGCCTTGGCTACTTCCTGTCGAGCCAGTTCCTCTTTGGACATGCCTTCCGTCCGGAGGGATTCGATACGCGCTTCAAGAGCAGTACGTTCCTCGGCGGTCAGCTTCGACTTCTGCTTGAGGGCCTCCAGTTCCTGGGCGGTCTTCTGAGCAGTGTCCTGGGCCTTCTTCCGCTCGGCAGCCACCAACTGCTCGACCTGTTCTTTGGTGAACGTTTCAGGCGGCTTGGGCAGATCCTCGAAGGCTCGGATCATGGTGTTGCGTAGCATGGTGTCCTTTCAGACTCGTACGAGTTGCACGTCCCACGGTGAGCGCAGATAGGGCTGGAGGTATCTCCAAGCCTCGATACTTGGTATCCCTGCCACGATATGAAGGGGTGGGTCACGCAAATCGTATGTGGTTTTGAGCTTCCCAATCTCTTGGGTCGCCATATTGAGATTCCTGAAATCGATTTCAGGATCGTTACCATCCAGTAGTGCGAGGGCTAACTCGCACGTCGCATTGATAATATCTTCCGGTACTGTAGTGTCTGGGTCGCGTGGGAACTCATTACCTTGTGCAGGATCGGTCTTCGTACCAAGAAAGTTCAGTCGGTCGATGATTCGTGTAGCGTGGTAGAGTGCTTTGTCTTTGGTGGCTTCCCCGTCAGGATTGTTGGGGATACGTGTCCAAACTTCGGCATGAAGATGGTTGGCAAAATAGGCATCCGCATCTGTGCGGTCCGCATAGGGCGTCATTCGCGTACCCTCTTTTTGCCATCGGTATCGGTATCAGCGTTCTGTGACTCGGTTTTCTCGTCCTTAGCGTCATCAGAGGCGCTCAAATCGGCCACGCCACGAGCCGCAGCATTTGACTGCGCCAACGCGATCCGAGCAGCACGTTCGGCATGATCCTTCTTGGCCTGCTCAACTTCACCGGCTGGATAGAGGCGAGCTTGGCTAGCAGTCTTCGTAGATACGAAACCTGCTTCGTGGTCGCTCTTGATAACCTCTGGGTCCATGGCCACGACCGTGGCTGAGTCGATTTCTGACTCAATTTTGGCCATTTGTTCGGTCGTGATACGTGTACCAATCGTCAGTCGGGCCGCATGCTTGGCTGCCTCCTTCTGATAACTGAGCGATGGGATCTTCGCCGCGAGAGTGATACTGGAATCAGCCTCTTCGTGGCGCTCCTCGTCAGTCTTGAGCGTGTATTTGCTTGGATATGCGACCGTCGCGGGCTTGCCACCAACATACGCAGCCCAGATTTCAGCGATATGACGCTCGCCCTTCTCCAACATTGCGCCAATATAGGCCAAACCAGCCTCAAGGCCCTGCTGATCCTTGTCTTTTGAGTCCGACGAGGACCGTTGTGGAGCCAGGTTGGTTAGGGCCATGCTCAGAAGTTGGCGGATTTCGCGCTTCAACTGCTCTTGCTTCTCCATCGACACCTGCATAGGCTCAGGTGACGGATGGATGAAGCCTGGACGTTCGACAGAAGGCGGATACGCGATACCAGTACTGGCTCCGGCGGCCACCTGGCGAGTGCCAGAGGCAGCCGGGGCGGCACCCTCTGAGGACTGCTTGGCAAAGATGTTGTCCTTACCAGAGGTTTGCTGCGTGAATATCGGGAAATTGCTCTTGATCGCGTAGCTCAAGTCGCTTGAAGCGAGGTTGAGCAGGGCGATCTGGTAGTCAGCGATGTCCGTCAGCAGTGATTCGGGAAGTTCAAAGATAGCCACTGGAATCATCGGGAGGTTCAGGAACCCTTCCTCTTTGACACCGTTGTGTTCGCGTGTGACCTGAACACCGCCTGATACACGTATCAGCGTAAGGGTTTCGGAATCGTCCTTGGTCGTGGCCAGACCAGCATCATCGACGACCGGGAAGGACCGCTTGAGTCGGATCGCGCGTAGCGAACCATCTCGATCCTTGCTATAGGCGTCGATATCTTCTAGCACGTAATGGTAAAGATACGGTGAGGATTTGGACTGTTCAGCCTTCGTGATACCAGGATTCGGATCCCTGTCCACGAAGACGGCCACTTGGCTAGCGACCAGTAGCTCGGGGAGGATCGTGCTGGCGATGTATGTGTTCATACTATCGCCATTACTCACACCGATGCCGTCACCGTAGATGGCCTTCTGATACGTAGTATCTCCACCAACGCGTGTCACGTCGGAGAGACGTTCGGCGATGGCGTTGATGACTTCACGCACCGCTAGCTTGCTATGGGCTGGGCAGTACGTGAACGATTTTCGTACCGTGTAGTCATCGTCGGTTTCGCGGCTGCTGAACCGCTTCAGGTATTCGTTGACGAACGTTATCCCACCCTCGTAGGTGAGGCGGAACTTGGACAGGTCTTGTACCCATTTTGGATTCATGGTGCGATCCTGTAGTTTTGGGTCATCAGAGCATCCTCACCACAAGGGGTTGCGGGTCGAACAGGTCAGCAGCGAGCGGTAGAGCGATTTCGCAGTAGTTATGGGCATGAGCATAGTGGTCTGCCCGTTCGCCACTGACGTACCGCCCGACCGGGTTGCCCAGCTTGTCCTTATCGTAGATACGTTTCGGAACCTGCATGTGGGCACAGTAATCTGGCTCGATGTTGCTTGGTATGTTAATCGTGCCCTTGATGAACCGACCCAGCGCCAGGTCGAGCCACACAGTGCGATCGACCGTGATGGTGTGTTCTTCCTCGGCGTGGACAGTGATCTGTCGCGTATTGGTCGTCGTACCGTAGAAACACAGCTTGACTCGACCATTGTGGCGACAGGCGAACTCGTACGCCTTGCGGCGTTCAGGGTTCGCGTCGATCACGCAGAACGTGACCTTATAGGTCTCCATCAGATGGTCGAGGTCCTCGAAGTTCAGGACCGTGCAAGCATGTAGGACTTTGGGTCGGGCGGCGAGGGAGATATCGTTGGAGCCGCCAACATGTGACCATTGGGCTATCTCGACATGGAGGAACTTACCCACGTCCACGCCCATCGTCACGATATTGGTATCCGGCTGGGAGCCCGTGGGATACGCTTGTTTGGCCTTGACAAGGTCCTCGTGAGTGACTGAGCAACCCTTAACAGCGTGAGGCATGCCCCACTTGGAATTGTAGTATTCCTGTTCGTCAGACGGGTTGGTCTGGGCCTTGAGATACGAGATCGCAAGCTCATGAGGACGGATCACGCACGAATAGTGCTGAGGGATCCAGTAGCCCGAGACTGAGCGGTTCGTGTACGTAGGCACCCAGAGGCCCTTGGCGAGCATCTGAGCCTTGGCCCGGCGATCGTCTGGGAGGCGGGCCTTGCAGGCTGGGCAAACGAGGTGCGAATCGCGGATACTGTCGTGGCCCCAATGATCGGCCGTGACGATCAGACATTCCGGAGTGATCTCGATGCGCCGGTTGCACGCGGGGCACGGGAACATGAAGTGCTTTTGGTCGCTGATGTCGTACTCAGCGTCGATGCCGAATAGCGGGAGCGTCGGAGTCGAGATTTCGAAAATCTGCTTGCTCGTCTGGCCGGAAGTACGTTCCTTGCCTAGGACGACGTTCGCCTGATTCATTTCGTCGAACTCGTCGAAAATAACGTACCCTGCCGGGACTGACTTCATTTGGCTGCGGGATCTGGAGCCACGTATATACAGGTTCGCGGAACCAGCGCGCTTGTGGCCGATGTTCTTAACGTCCGAGAACAGGCTTTGCAAGTGGTCGGACAACTCTAGCGCAGGATCGAAACGTGCCGTCGAGAAGTCCGTCGCGTCCGGGGTTGCAGCCGGGAGGACGTACAGGACCGACACGCCCAAGATATCGATCTTGTAGAACGTACGGTTGAGTGCAACCTCGGTGAAACCCATCTGAGCTGCCTTGCGTCCGACAACAACTTCGGAGTTGTCGTCGTGCATCTGGCGGGTCCACGGATGGTGCTCAAAGGACCATGGCCCTGGGAAGGGCTGGCCCATGACGCGATATTTTAGCGCCCATTCCGAGCAGGACTTGACGCTCTGCCGGCGGAGTCCGCCGCTTATGCGGTCGGACATGAGTTGCAGTAGTGAGCTATTGGCCATCGTGGTCGTCCAAGACCGAGAGGTCGGCCTGAGCCGGGACGGGCTGCTGCTGGCGCTCGGTGGGCCGCACAGCGTCCGGGTCGGCGAACAACTGGACGATGGCCGCGGCCAGGGCGTCCAAGCGGTCCGGTGCCACGTACTCGGGGAGCAGGTGGACGAGTCGATCGGTCAGGTTCATCAGGGACTGGCGATCCAGGACTTGGTTGGTCTGGACCTCCAGGCGATGGCAGGACTGGACCAGTTTCTCGATTTTCAGTATCAGGTCGGCCACCGGGCCGGAGCGCAGGACAAGGTCATGGGAATCCTGACACTGATTTAGCTGCTCTTGGAGCATGAGGCGTAGGATGGCGATTTCGTCACGGAGATTCTTGACATGGGCACTGTCCAGGAGTTCGCCAGCCTCTTTCTGCCAGCACTTGAGCTTGAGATTATACATTTGCCGTTTCTCCTGTCGAGCTTTGATACCTGTACCACCGTGGATAGGACAATACTTGGTGCCTGGAACACGCTTACATTGGCACTGTCCGATGGCGGTTATGCCTTGGCAACGTTCAGGATCCTCGGGATGGCTGATACGCCGCATCTCAGTTAGTGCCATAACCACCTCTAGGCATGGCTTATGATATCCGAAATCAAGACGTCATAGACCTTGCCATGGTATACGGACGAGGTGGCGGAATCTTTAATAGCTTAGATTTGGGCAAACTAACAGAGGCAGTGTTAGTCAGGCGCTCAAAAATTGAGCAGGTGCGCAATTATGGAGTGTAGGGATTTCCGGCATGTAGGGATTTCCGGCATGTAGGGATTTCCGGCATGTAGGGATTTCCGGCATGTAGGATAATCCTACACTCACGCACGGCGTCTTGACTTCTGACCACTTAAGTCCCGCCTAGCCTTGCCTGATACTTGATATCAAGAATGTGTGTGTGTGTGTGTGTGTGTGTGTGTGTGTGTGTGTG